GGGGACTACAACTACACCCGATACACCAGTCACAACAAAACGCACTCTACCAACGCAACTCTTTGGACATAGGGCGTCCCATCCCGGACGGTCGTACCACCGCCTGGAAGCTCATCCTCAACTGCCTAACCATCTCCCGGAGATCAAAGACCTCACGAGCAAGGCTCGACAGCGGCAGCTCCCAAGGCCCTACGCAGCCTTCCGGGCACCCCACGCACAAAGCATTACGATGGAACACTATTTTTGGATTTTCTCGTGACACAACGGGCTCGGCCCCAGCCCCCACAACATCGCTTCAGTTCAAAGAAGAGGGCAGAGGTTCAACGAACTCCACCTCATACTGAACATACACGTTGCCAGCTGTCACATCAATGGCTGGTCCCCCAACCCGCGCAACAAAAAGTTGAACAGGCAGGAAGACATCCTTGTCAGAACCACCCAAAGAGTTATAACCTGCAATGGGTAACACTCGCCAATAAGTCTGACTAATACGCTCACAATCCACCTCCATAGCCATAGCCCCCGGGAGCGAACCAATAGTACGCAATGCTCCTCCAAGCAATCCAGTACCCTCAAACCCAGCCCACATGGGACCAGAAACTGAATGGTACATGGACTGCACTTGGTCAATAGAAGTCGCAGCCGGGTCAGCAGCATCATAGGATAAACCCATGGCTATCTGGCCTGTAGTACTGGTGGGGCAAGCAGGGATATAAATAACCCTAAGCTTCCTCCACCTATACCGGGAAAAATTCAAAGCAATACCCCGTAACCATACAGGGGCACTGGCAATGAGGGGATCAGTAGTCAAAGCGAATGCAGCGGATGTGTTGACAGCCCGCAACACTTCCGTATTTTGGACGACAACGGAATCGCCATTGGTAGTCATTCGGGGCATATTACGGCCCCGGTTGACAATAGCAGAACCGGCAGCGGGAACTGTAGCGGTCATGGACTGCATGCCATTACCAGCCCTCCTCGCACGGCGTCTACGACGCCGCCCGGCCCTGCCACCGGAATTCGTGCGCTGAGAAGACTGGGCTGCATTCAAAGCAGCGAGGGCTGAAGTTAAACGATTAATTTGCCGAGTAGACATAGATAACTAGAGTTTGTATGGGATCCTGCACTCTAAAACAGGACTGTTCAACCTGGTCTACTAATCGCTCTGCCGTGCAGTCTCTTGGCATTTATATTAGCTCATCAAATTGAGTTTGGCAGATTAGGACCAGGTCCCCATAATTATTCCTCGGGGAACACACTCCTGGGCTGGAACTGGCCCAAGGAGTTAACCACTTTGAGTTTCGCGTAATGGTTCTCCAATACGATTTGCTCATCAGGAGTGTAGCCAAAAGCAAGCCAGAAGGACGCGCGTGCCTGCGGAGCAATCTCACCGTAAGAGCGACACATTCCTGCGCTCCAATTACGAAAGCTCCACGGCAATAGGTCTTTAGGAATTTTCCTCGACTTGCCGGACCGGACATACATTGCATAAAATTCCTGGAAGATGGGCAACCCCCCAGTCATACGTAAACCCCCCATACCAACCGCATCAAGCCAACCGGAGAAAACCGAGGGCTGGTAGGGCTGCAACATAACTGAATCCTTGGCTAAAGCAGTAAACGGGTTCCTGCACATAATATACTCTTGGCCGTCAAAAACCGGGTGAGTCTGACAGAACTCAATTTGCTCAAATTCATCAACTGGTTTCTCAACAGCCATATTAAAACCCATGCACAGGAACCACTCGTTCAAACCATCCATGAAACGCTCCAAATCACAACGTTCCATGAATACGACACAATCGTCACCATTATTGGCTAGCTGAGCCGTCACTTTCCTATCTTGCAGGTAGGCGTGTATCATGCTACACATCAACACACAGTTGCCAAGAGAAGTGTTCATGTCACCACTCATCCGAGTCCCGACAACCGTGTACTCCAATTTGCCATCAGGCGTGTAACCGACACAATGATTCACCTCCTGAAATTTCAGAAGTTCAGCAAGCCGGCGACGATGCTTCGCCTGCTTAAAACACTCGAGATAGATACCATGTTCCCACCGTAGTGCATCCAGCGAGACGTGCTGATCAAATCTGGATGCATCTAAACCAACTGCAACAGGGTCACGGAACATGTCCCATTTCTGACGCAAAACTCGGGCCGACTCAAGCGCATTCAAGCCCTTAATAACAGTGGTATGTCCAAACAAGCCACCCAACGAATCAAAAATCCGATGTTCAAGGTGGCGTAGATACCGCCCGACCCGTATGTTGAATTTAGGATCACGTGGCGATATCACCCGAGGAACTGGATCACGCTTACTAGTAAAGTCAGTCTTCTCAAACTTCACAAACACCTTCACCTGGGAATCTTGCTCCGGAGTAGAACGCCCCATACGTATCTGCTCCAAAGCCCTCTCGTAAATCATCCTCTTGCGGCCCCCCGCACATCCATCAACAAACTGACGGTGGCTAATGGGGGCGGTCGAAGGAAGAAGACCTACAAGAGTCTTCCGAGTACCAGACATGACGGAAGCAAACACACCAGGTGCAGGCTTGGGTGGAGGAGAGAACCCATCACAGGATTTAACGTAAAACACTCTCTCCAACACAGCCCGCTTGAGAGTTGAGAATTCATGGTTAAAAGGCACAATCTGGACATCAGGACTCACACCAGACACACGCACATACTTACGAACCTTCGTCACACCCAACTGCGGCTCACACCGCAAACGACACTGGTCCCCCCTCCCCTCAAGGTTGAGATTACAAACCGAGGGGGGGCATCCAGTGCCGGTGTCCTCAGCTGGGCATCCCTATAGGTCTTCGGGTGGCCCAGAGGCCAACCCGAATATCCTACCAAAGACGCCCCCAAAAACCCCGGCGGTGCCAACGCGTTGTTCCCATGCTCGGGTCGTAACCGCAATTTTCATCTTGCGGAATTCTTGTGTGGGAACGAAGGAGAGGAAAGTTGCACGATCAATGGCCACATTCTTATCAGAAGTACGAAGATCCTTATAAACAGGTTCCTCAAGACACTTTTGGAGCCATTTCCGCGTAACAAGGTAATTCGCTTCAGTAAGGGCCCTGGAACCAAACTTGTTATAAGCAAGCTTGGCCAACGAGGCCGCAAACTTACTACGGTTCCCCCTAGATATAACTTTCTTTTTCCTCACAACTAAATCCTCCTTCCGCTCCACAAACTCGCCCTTAAAATCGAGCACGGTGTGGCGTCGCTCATAATTGTGCTGCTCAATATACTCTAGGGGTTCCTCAGCCACAGAGTCAAGAACACCTATCACCTCCTCAGCGAAAACATTGGCCTCACCACCCTTCACAATAATGTTCCAGGCAAACTTGAACCATTTCTGAGTCCAAGCAGAAACCAACACAAACGGGCGCTCAACAGGGAGGGGTTCCAATATCTTGCACTCATAGAACTCATCAAGCAGCGTCACAACATCTGCGACGACCATCTCTTGAGCGCATTTCTCAGAATGCCCAGCCTCCTCCTCGTCAAGTCGACCCATCTCGCGAAGAGAGGTGTCCAACCCTATCTCGTGATCCTCAAAACCATGCCAACCAGCCATGGTCCAGCGCGCTATTGACCGAAGTTACAATTTATCCCCCGAAGGTAGACCGGTCCTTCAAACCCGTGTACGTCACAAACGCACACGAGAGACAACTCCTACAGGCGCGACCTGCAACTCTCAGCCCTG